GGAGCAAGAGGCTCGCGCAGAAGAAGCTGCTGACTTTATTCCGGGCGGCTTTGAGATCGAGGAGGAAGCCCCCGAAGCCCCAAAAGAACCGGCGAAACCGTACAGCTATGAAGCCCTAACTTCTGATCAAGTAACCCCCGGCAACATTGATGTATCCAAGCTCCCCGCTGTACGCAATCCAGATGGTACTTACAGCACCGTCCGATCTATGGGCGTTAACATTAATGGTAAAGAAGTTCTTATTCCCACTGTCGTAAATGGCAGGGTTGTTTCTGAAAAAGAAGCCATTGATGCTTACTTAAAAACAGGAAGACACTTAGGAATTTTTTCTAGTCCCGAAGCCTCTACTGCTTACGCCCAGCGCCTTCACGAGCAGGAGGCACAGCGAATTAAGAAAGCCAAAGGCGGCGTGGTTGAAGATACAACCGATTACACCCAGTACAACGCCCGCATTTTGAAGGCTTTGATCAAACGATACGGCAGCGAATCCAAGGCACGCGAAGTTATGCGGACATCGGATGCCGGGGACCTTCTGCGCATAATGCGTGAGGAAGAATCTAAATCAGCGTACACCCCTGCCGAAGAACTCTTGCTAAGACGCTACGCAAGCAGGTAGAGTCAAGCCCATGAAAAAGAAGGACAAGTACACTCCTGTCCAGATTGAGGACGGCAAGTGGTATCGCGTCCGTGGGTATACGCATACAGAGTGTTGCGACTGCGCTTTGGTACACAGGGAAGAATTCCGCCTTGTCGATGGCCATTTGGAATGGCGAGCCGTTCGCGACGATAAGAAGACTCACAAGCGCCGACAAGAGCTTGGGATCCAGTTAAAGGTGAATGATGTCAAAGCGAATCAGTGACGAAGAGTTTATTGACGCTTGGAATAGACTAGGATCTCCATCTGCCGTAGCAAAATACTTAAAAATGGCCACTAGGGCAGCGGCTTCTAGACGAAGAAACATGGAGAAAAAGTACGGAATATCGCTTCCAAGTGTGATCCCGCCTACCTCCAAGACCAGCAAAAACACGATGGTTGGCAACGCCATTACCAAGTTGTCTGAAGATAGGGCAAGGCGTTATGAAACCGAGATGCACGTTGATGTCAACAATGCCATTGTCCTGATAGCCTCTGACGCGCACTACTGGCCCCAAATTGTTACCCCTGCGCACGAAGCCTTCTGCAAGTTAGTTAAGTCGCTTAGTCCGGCTTTAGTCATCCTGAATGGAGACATCTTGGATGGGGCCCGGATCAGCAGGCACCCCAGATCCCTTTGGGAAAAGCAGCCGGAACTCAAGGAAGAGATCCATGCCGTTCAGGACCGCTGCGGCGAAATTGAGAGGGCTGCTGGCAAGGCAAAGTTGATCCGCACGATTGGCAATCACGACGCCCGCTTTGAGAACTACCTGTGCACCAACGCTCCAGAGATGGAGGAGATGCCGGGGGCAATGCTGCTCGACTACTTACCGCGTTGGCGGGCTGGCTGGGCAGTGCATGTTAATGCAGAAAGTGAGAGTTGGACGGTCATCCGGCATCGGCCTGTGGGTGGAGGCATCCACGCGGCGTATAACAGTGCTTTACGCTCTGGGGTCAATTACGTCCATGGACACCTGCACAAGCTCCAATACACCCCGTGGGGCGATTACCGTGGTCGTAGGTACGGCGTAGACACAGGCACTCTGGCAGAACCCAAGGGGCCACAGTTTCACTACACAGAGGCTGGGCCGCTTAACTGGGCATCGGGCTTTGTGGTGCTGACATTCAGGGACGGACGGCTTTTGGAACCTGAAATGTGCGTAGTGATTAATGGGCAGGCTTACTTCAGAGGGCAACGGGTATGATGCGTTGCGGTCAGTGCAAGAACTTTATCAAGACGTATGACGGCGAGGGCTGGTGCTCCCACACCAAGTACTCAGGCATAGTCATGCTGCATCTAAACGAAGAGTTTTGCCGTGGGCACGGATACATCAAGGGAAGCGAATCTGCTCTTCCTGCGGACTTTGACCCTGAAGAGACTCCACATAAGCTGTGACGATTGACTCAATAAACTCGTCAAACTGATCTGGCGTAAAGTCCAAAAAGTTGTACATCCCGGTGGCTTCGATGTAGTGCCCCGCAGCCGCTGAAGCATCGTTCAAAGCCAGTTTCTCGTTGGGTGATTTGTCGATCATGTAGTCATCCATGCAGCGAAGTGAGCAGAGTCTTTTAGCCCGTCGAGTGATGCCGGGCGGTGGCATGTACAGGAATCCTCTGGCCTCCCGATTGCACATCGGACATAAACCGAAACTCGACAATTTCTGTGTACTTGCCATTCTTGCGAACCTTGATTTCGGTTGGCTTGCGTAGAGATTCGGACTTCTCAATAGCGTCAGCCGTTGACTTAGGCAGGATGCCGGGCCCTGTCATGCGCCGCTGCCACCAGCGAAGTGCCTTATCGTGCGGATAGCCTTTATGGTCAAAGCAGACCCATTCGCTGTGCAGGGCTATCCCGCAGCGGTATTCCACCCGCATAGAGTCAGGACTGCCTGCCTTCTTGTGTAGCCTATAGGAGACAGAGTTGACCTTAAACCACTCTGAAGGAGCATTCATGCTCATCACTGGTAGCGTCGTTGCCGTCTGATCAATGGCTATCGGCGTCGGGGGCCATTTATAGCCGCAATCGGGGCATTCAGACGTTCCAGCAAAGACGATGCTCTGGCACTTGGGACAGGTTTTAGTCGGTGCTACGCCTTCTCCGTCGCTCTGGCGGGGCTTCTTGGGGTTGACCCGATCTACCGGCCCATGGCGTGCAATGTTCCCAGCAAAGTCCAGCACCAGACAGTCTTCCTTGCCGGGCGAGTTACGCATCCCTCGACCCATGATTTGTATGTACAAGCCGGTTGACTCTGTAGGCCGAAGTATGGCGAGCAGGTCCACGATTGGCGCATTGAACCCCGTCGTTAATACCCCCATGGACGCCAGTGCGCGGATCTTGCCTGCCTTGAAGTCGCGGACAATCCGGTCACGCTCAGCACTCGGGGTATCGCCAAAAATGGTTTCGCAGCTAACGCCGTATCGGCGGACGATCTCGGCAATGTGAGTGGCGTGTTTGACCCCTGCGCAGAAGATTAGCCAAGACTTGCGCTCGGCACCCAGCACGACAATCTCGCGTACAACCGACTCGTTGACATCGGTACGATCCACGGCACGCTCTAGTTCACCGGCTACGAACTCGCCACCACGAATACTGACACTGGAGACATCTAGTCTGGTCTTGGGCTGCTTGGACATCAGCCGGGTAAGGTAACCCTGATCGACCATATCCTTCAGTTCTGCCTCATAAGAGACGGCATCAAACAACGCTTCCTTACCCGTGTGCAGCAGCCCAGAGTCCAGTCGGTAGGGAGTCGCAGTCAACCCGATTACCCGCATGTGCGGATTCATAATCTTCAAGTTACTCAAGAACCGCTGATACATCGTATTGGTCTTGCGAGGCACCAGATGCACCTCGTCAATCAACACCAAATCGACCTTCACAAAATTCGATGCCTTCTTGTGAACCGACTGTATCCCACAGAACACAATTGACGGGTCGTAGTCACGCTTCTTAAGACCAGCGGAGTTGATTCCTGCCGGGGCTTCGGGCCATAGCGTCTTCAATTCGTCGTGGTTCTGCTTGATCAGTTCGCGAACATGAGTGACTACCAGAATCTTAGTATCTGGCCAGTCTTTCAGCGTCTGACGACAAAACTCTGCAATCACAACTGACTTGCCAGTTCCAGTGGGTAGCACAATCAGCGGGTTGCCGTCGTTGTCAGCAAAGTACCGAAACGTGCTATCAATGGCTTCTTTTTGATATGGTCTAAGGTTAATCACGAATTCAACTCCGGCTTCGGCATCTTAGACAAGATGATCTCTGCAATCTTCTTAACTTCACGCAATTCTTTTTTGTTTTCTGAAACAATCAGCGCGTAGGCATACACATCCAGAGCTTTCATAATTACAAACATCTGATCGCTATTCAGAAGCATCGTCGCCTCAACGTCTTCTTCGCTCAGGTCGTCTTGTCGATCCATACGGCACCTCCGGGCATCTTGTATTCAACCCAGTTAGGCCCTGAGTTTATCTGTTCTCCGGGTATCAAGTCGGGAACAAACAAGTGACTCCCGCAGCCTTTAACTTGAGCTTCGGTGTCCAAGTCCTTTTGATGCAGTTCGCACTTCCAGCCGCCCTCTTTCAACGGAGTACTGTGCAGACAGGTTCTACAACTCTTGTGTCTCGGCATGTCCTGTTCGTGACACATGGAATGAAATGAGCAAATCTTGCACTCGTGCCATGCAGCATCATTGCTAATCTTTAAAAATGGTCTTGGCGAGAAGATGATTCGCTTTGCCTTTTCGATGTACTTCTCGGCTTCACCCTTGTCGTACTCTGTTACAGCACTCGTTAGGTCACGCACTCCGGGGGAACCTACTGTCAGGTAATGCTTTGAAGCATTGAAGAAGTGCATGTAAATCTGCGCTTGCGCGTAATACACGATGTCCCAGTTTTTCAGAGCGTCTGCCGAATTCTTCATCTTCAGCGAGTCCAACTTCTTAAACTTGGTTTCGTTGACGATCTTGCACTCCCACATATACAGAGTCGTTGGGTCTTGCAGTAATCCCATCAGCAAGCCGTCGCAGTTGCCGCGAAAGTGACCGCCTAAAGCCTCAAAGGAATGCTGGACACCGGGTTCCTTTTCCGTGGAAAGATCAAGCCCCGGAACCATCCGGAGCAAGTCTGCGACCACCTTTTCACCCCGGTGCCCATCATTTATTCGTCTTAAGCCCGCAGCCTCAATAAAGCCGCGTTTGACCCATCTGAAATTCAGCCACAATTTGCGGTCGCACGGATCGCCAATAGAAGAGGCTCCAAGATAATTCCTAGTCCTTTGTTCTTGAGATCCCTCTAAGGCAGCGTCAATAGCGAGCAAAGTGGGGTCATGTGTTTCAGGTAGTTTGGCCATTATTTCTCTCAAGGAGAGGACGCGACATCCCAGTGTAGCGGTGGGTGTGTGGGGGGAAACACCAAGATGCCGCGCCCTCGCCGTTACTTCTTATGCCGTTCCCAAGGCTTCGGAGTAGCCCCAGCAGGAGCCGCAGCCGGTGCAGCAGCAGGAGCTGCCTTCGGGGGTTCCGTCAGCCC